ATCGCCTAGCAAATCATCACTATTTCGGATGTCGCGCTCGGCCGAAAGCATTCCTTTCTCCCAATCCATAGTAAAATCTTGCTTTTTGAAGAATTCTCCGAATTGTCCAAGCTCAGTAGAGGTATCCATCGTCGGAAAGTCGATAACTTTGCGCATTTTGCCGTCAAATAGCCCATTAAACGCGAGATCTTCGCCTTTCATGTCATCTAAGATACCATCTAGGGCTTCTAACTCAATTTCATCGAGTTCCCGAAGCAATTTATCGGGTTTTTTGTTGGAAATATCGAAATTTTCCAACAATTGTGCTGTTTTTAGCAGTATTTGTTCGTCATTTAACATTATTTACTCCGCAACTGACTTAGATCCGCGGCATTTCCACTTTTTACGTGATAATGCATTGGCACATGGTGGATTTTTACACTTTTTAATCTTCGCTGACCGTGCACAGTATGCATCACCCTTCTTTGTACCGGGTCTGATGCGGTCACCACCGCCTTTTGCTTGTCCTTTCTGTCCAAATGAGCGACATTTGCCGTCTACACGCTTAGCAAAACGTTTTCCTTTCGAGGGTTTACAAGGTTTTTTGGCTTTTTCATCTAAAACTGTTTGGATCTCTTCGTCTATAATAGAATCAAGGTCTTGTTCTTCTTCCATTGGGACACATTTGTCCTTACCGCCCTCTGTTCCAGCGTATTTGTAGCCATCCCAACAGGCTTTTCCGTCGGCACCCTGCTCTTTTCCGGCTTTGTTCTTCTTTTCTTCAAGCTCTTCTTTTAATTTATCATCATCGGTCTCGTCAAGCATCTGCTGAATACGTTTAGCTTGACCAGCATGCATTTCAGAGGCTTTCTCAAGCTCTCCAACAATGGTTTTAAGTTCTTCTTCGTGTTCTTTTGTGTGTGATTCGGCAAATAAGCGCCAATTTTCAAGAATCAGTTTCATTTTTAGACATCTCCAAAGCTTTCTCTAATAAATAGATCGGAATCTCACTATTGTCTATGTCTTTTATCTCTTCAATTCGGGACCATTTATAATCATCATGCTCTATTCTTCCTGTTTCTGGGTTCGGCATGCTAATATTTATCTCACCTCTCCACATTCGAGTTAGAAAATAATGCTTTTTTATCTTTGGAGTACCCAAATAAACCAAATTTTTTATTAAACATGTTAAATTGGTTTCTTCTTTTAGCTCTCTAATCGCGCCGTGTTCGATCGATAGGTCTTTGTCGTCGATATGACCCCCGGGAACAGTCCACTGACCCTCTCTTTCATCGATGTTTGAACGTCTTATAATAAGAAATCGCTGGTTGTCATCGAGGCAAACAACGATTCCGACCTCGGTAAGGTCTTCATCACACAAAATGTTTTCCCAAGGCATATCCTATCGACACGCTCTGGGTTTGTTTGGTATGCTATTACATAAAGCAGTTAATGCTAAATCAATATTTAAATTTTGTATCGGCGACACCCAAATCAGATTTTCTTGTACTTGTAGCGTTGGTCTACTCTCAACGTCGACAGCCCATAATACCCCTATAATTTTTCCCTCATTGTCGTAAATGACTGATCCGCTGCATCCAAACCATCCATAGGTTTGTAGGATGATCTGCTGACCCGCTTCGGGGTGAGTCTCAAAGCCGGCAACATGCCCCCTGAAACTTAGGAGGCTGTGCCAGGATGGATATCCAGAGTATGTGATAGTTTGACCCACACCGATTAGCTCGTCTCGCGGCCGCCAACTCATGGGATTTGAGTTGGCAAGTTCCTCCGGCAGATATAAAAGAGACATATCATGCAACGGATCTTTATATATTAAAACTGCCATTCTCTGCTCAGTCTCGGTTATAATCAAATATGCTTCACCAAGCGCGCCATTAGCCACGTGATGAGCTGTTAATACAAGATGTGTGCCCTTATAATTAACAAGACCTCCTGTACCATGTCCACTCTCTGTGACAACTCTGACAGAAGCGCTTCTGACCCTAGCTTCAACCCTACTAAGTGAATTACTTATTTGTGTTGTTACGTGTGGATTATTGGTCTGGGTTGCAGTTTCTGGCGTAGCGTACGCTATAGCGGATATTGCCATGGCCATGACGGCAAATAATACTTTTTTCATTTCTCTTCTCCTTTAAAAATTAGAAATCGAGTACTCAATAAAGCAATATTAATAATTGACAGATAAGCCAAGCTCGTTACACCACTCCAAACGCCTACAATAAAAATCCCGACATTTATAATTATAGCAGCCCGGCATAGAGATGTAATTAAATTGTGCAAGTGAGTCACCCTACATTTAATTAGCGGCGTCGGTGGCAATCTGAAATAATTTCCGCTCGAGACACTGGGATTGGCACGATGCTTTCTGTTTTTAATATGTATATATTAACTTCCGGAAATATCTTTAATTGCTGCTGATGCGTCTCGTTAACGTCACTGACAACTATCCCGCACAACGCTGTGTTGTAGTCTACATCATCTCCAAATTCCCCAGATTCATGATGATGAATTATTACTAAATCTCCCTTTCGCGGGTGTAAAGAACTCACTCTATATTTATTTTGTCGTTCATCCAACGGATCGCTTCCCCGTGTGACTCGAACATATCAGACAATCCTTCAATATAATTATTAGTTGCGGCTTCTAAGGCTGCCCACTGCCATTTCCAATTAGTCTTTTTTGAATAAATCAACCCTCCGCCAATGCTTCTTTTTGAGTTGATTTTCTTTTTTTGAATTATAGTAGCCAAAACCTGGTTTCTAGCTTTTACATAACGCTGTTCGTCAGTAACCTCGATACGTTCTTGGGCAGACTCCGCATCGACTATTTTAAAATCGAATTTTTTTATTCTTTCCCCGTGTTCTTCGATTAAATGATCGATTTCAAATTGATCAAACTGAGTAGTAGCGTCTGCTTGATCTCCCTTATAGGTGAAAGTATATATGGGAGCTTTCGCTCTCTTCCCACTTTTAAATAGTTTGTAGACATTCCAATTAGAACTCATGTTCGTCTCCTTTAGCTGAATAGTGTGTTAACATACCAACCACAATTGAAAGCTTCATGCCTTCTTCCTCAATAATAGTTGATAAAGGAACATTTGTTGGATCCCCCGCGTAACGATCAATGTTCTTAATCCATCTAACATGCCAAAAATACATGTCATCATAAATTATATCAATACGTCTTTCACGTTCAATCAATAATGCGACGAATCCAGTAGACTCATCGACTACCAAATCTCCTACTCTTAGTATAACACCTTCTAACGCCATTTGCAAGTTTTGCATTAAATTATTCTCATGTTTTTATTATAAACGTGCCAGTGCGTATTAAGTTAAGCAACCCGTTTTCGGTGTATGGCTGATATCTGCTAATAGGTCCATCAGCAGTTGGGTTAGGACCGGTCCAATATAAATCCCACGCCCACAAATTAATTAAGTGAACGCCGCTACTATCGAGCAAGTCTTCAAACAAGCTATAGCGGGAAACCAGTAAACCAACATCCCCAGTGGCAACGTCAATGACGATATCGCCTATTTTTAAATTAATATCCACATAAGTATATAGAAGATATTTATCTTGGAATCGACTGTCTAATACGTTGTGCATGCACACACGCCAAAATATGGTCCTCAATTGATCGATCAGGTGAAAGATCAGTATTAATTACGCACACGTTATTAGGCAGGATAAGTGCAGGAATTGGTGATCTTGCCGCGCTTGGGGCACCCTCGAGGGGCGCAGCATGAGTATAAGACGGTTGGTTATACACATCGATTCCATGCCCGGTTATTCGCGCCAAATTTTTGCCGCCAGAATTTCCTGTTTCAACCGCAGGACTACCGGTTATAGACGCAGTTTCATGAGTACTTGCTGCCCAAACACCGCATGCCGATAACGTTATAAAAGTGATTAAATATTTCATGGAAGTACCCTATGTCTAAGACCGCAATAAGTAGCTACTTATTTGTTAATAATCCTATAATGACCACTGTTTTCCCAGCGCACCCAAACACCCTTACCGAGTTTTGGGTACTGCACATACATCATACCGGTCTCTTCGTCGATTTGGCGTACGAAACCCAATGACCGATCGGTTCTCCAAGCATCTTTAATCCACGAGCCAACACCGGCCGGCGCGTTAATGTGGGGCATATTGAACACTTAAACCTTAATTCGATCGATGATATATGGATGGTGGAAAGAAAGGTCTTTGTACAGTTTCTTGATGACCTTCTTAGCAATTTCACCGATGTCTGCTTTGGCGTCCTTAGATTTAAGGGCAGCCGCAAGCTCATCCGCAAGAACGCTCTTAAGTTCGCGCTTAAGGCGTTTATCCAATTCCGTACCGATCATCTTCTTAAGTTCAGATTTGTCATCAGCAGAAAGCTTTTCGTTAATGAGAACAACGATAGATTGTTTAGAAACATGCATACTGTAAATAGTCCACTTTATACATTATACCCCAGTTCACCGGGAATTGCAACATGTTTCGAAACTAATTCATCTTTAACCTAACACAGCTGCAGCTTCGGTAAGCATTGCGGGTACATGCTGAAGAATTTCATAGGAATCCTTATAACCCCAGGCTAGCCCTAGCCGCGCTTTCGCATGCGTTTTCTACCGTAATTAAATGATCGCCATTATACATGCCGCTCGAGCTGCCGGCTGCTAGCGGGTGATTCGTCCATACCACCATATATTCCCGGTTTGCATATGCCTTTACTATAATGCCCACGTAACGCCCTGTGTCCGGCGCGCGACGCGGCATGGTGATTGAGTACCTAAACTCCGGCGCGATCGTCACTAAGTCACCACGAGCGAATTCGCGGCGTGTGGTGGTAGTCCACCGCGGCGGCTTAAACGTGTCGATCGATCCACTGTACATACCTATTGTATAGGTCCGTAGAAGTATATCTCCACTTTTCCGTCAGTGCGCCTCTCACAGTAGCCCTCCCAATCGCAAAACGTCACAGTGTGCATGGAATCCAATTGGAATACGCGGCTTGATGTCTGCGCATATTCACAATGAGCGAACCCGAAGCCGGTATACCCGCACGACCACCTGATACTGCCTCCACATTTGGGGCATATGTACTTCGCGTACCCGGGTGGATTAATAGTTTGCTTGCCGTCACTCATGTACTATATATGCGGCAATTGGGTAAATTTTAGGCGGGGGTTTTTAAAACACATAATCTCGGATATTTTTCAGCCATACCGCGCAGGGGCTAAGCCAGCCGTCGCCCAACGCACCGCGGCCGAGACATACATTCCGGGTAGGGGGGAGGGGGCCCCCCCTTTTAACAGCATTTTGACAGCAGTCAAATAAGTGTTAAATGTGTGACTGTCACAGTGATTGTCAAGTATATGTTAAATGTATCATGCATTGTTGTCAAGTATATGTTAAATGTGTTAATACATTGTAGCATCAGACTTGTTATCGTCTCTACTATACCTGAACACTAATAACCCAGCTTGTAAGTAGATTATCAGGGCGATGGGTGTCCATATCATTAGCTGCTGGCTTTTAAGTATTATATTATGTACTCTCGGATGCTTTTCCCGCGCCCGTCGCATGCGCTGTCGAATCTGTCGCATATATTCCTCTCTCCTTAAGGTAAACGTTAACTAAGTGTGCGATATCGTTAGCTATTTTAATTAATGTATCGCCGGCATTGTATACAGATGCGCCGGCATGCAACTGTATTCGTGTCGCATTTGTAGCAAGTGTTTGTATACAATAACATTTAATGATTCTAATACGTTACGCCAGCATGTGACGCGCGGATTACCTGGCAAAGTTTAACGCACCCCCACCGCATGCTGTCGCACCACCGGCGCATAACGCAGGTTGCACCTACATTATCATGACACATGCGCGCGCATACGTCGAGCATGCGGCGGTATGTCAAAAGAATGTCAAAAGAATAGTGCTTGACAGCGTGTGGCCGTATAGGTATAAAGCCCTAACGCAGATTCAGCGTAGTTATAAAACATTATATAAGCACATGCCAACACATTAAACCACTGCTAACCACTTTGATCCACCTACTGACACTTATATACTTTGTGCAATACTACCCACAGTGGCTATAACAGTGTTGGACACATTAACTACTACTGGTATAATAGCGTCCTTGTTCTGGTACAGATATATGATACCTGCAATCATAAGAATATTTTGTATAAGTCTCGTCATCATTCTACTCCGTCATCACCAATGGCTTCAACCGGGCAAGATCCCAGTGCGTTATAACATTCTTCAAGTTCTTTCTCGTTTTGAGGTTGTTTGAAACATATATCATGTGTGTTGGCATCGCTAATGCGAAAGTTGTCGGGTGCCTCATCAGTGCAGGCAGAGCACAAGATGCACTCAGAATCAACATAGAAACTAATCTTCTTACCATCGAACTCAACCACTTCCATATTATTGTCTCTATACTTATCTCCGGGATCAGCCATCACTTATTACCTCGATGCTCAGAGGATGGGCATACATTCTAAAATCACTTTTAATCGACTGTACGAGCACGACTCGATTATAATCATCTTCTTTGATCTCGATGATAAGACCGATCATAGGATCAAGTCCACCTGCGCGCTTCACACTTACTATGTTACCGACTTTCATTATTTTACTTTCCTTGCTTTCATTAACATACGTTCTTCTGCAAATATAGTCTCAGCCTTGCCGATTGGGAGCAGCTTATATATCTTCGATCCCTTGGCTGCTGAGACAATAGGGCTAGCATTGACCGCCACAACGATGCAGGGCTTACCGCCTGTTGAACGCTTAAGCGGGTAGTTACCAGCACGTGGAAGGACGTATGATCCAACTGGATACTTTGCCTCCGCGTAATGCTCGCGCAATACCTTCTGCGCGTACTTGTTTTTAGTCAGCTTATTAAACTCTGAATAAGTCGGAACGAAATCCTTATCGTCGAGGATCTTTGCAACGACGGCGCGAAAATATCCAGTCGGGCGATAATAGTTAGCGATCACGACCGCGTTGTCTCGCATGCTATCATTATTATTCTTATAGCTCGCGACGAAAACACTGCGCGCGTCGATGGCTTCATCATTATGCTCACCCTCGATCTTAACCAGAATCTCGGTCTGTCTCGCCGAAAGCTCGCGCCCGCCCATGATCTGACCTTGCAAGCTCTCGACAAACGTCGTTGCCCATGATGCCGGCTCTGTACGCTCGCTGAGCGTCTGCAAGCGCGTTAGCATATCAGCGCCCGCTTCAGCGTTGGCGGCGACGTTCAGAGGGCTGTAACGGTCTTCTAATGTCTTGACCCACGCGACACGGCCGGCGGTCAACGATCCCTTACGCTCATAATAGTTTAGAAGACTCTCGGCGAAGCCCCGATCTCGCGGGGAGATCGCAGGGTTAGCGGTGAGGTCTTGGAGGCGGTGGCGATAGGTTCGGCGAGGCATGTGAAAGCTCCTTCATTAACTTACTCAGTAAGTATACCAGAAATGACCTTAAAGGTCAAGAGATTGATGTTAAGAGAATGTTAAGACTTGATTAGGCGCGGTTACTTTCGGCATCGAGTTCGGCGATATCCTTCGCAACGTCTGCCTTCGTCATCTTTCGAGTTTTAAGGAGTTTACTAGCAGCGCGATCAAGTTTACCCCAGCGCCGCGATCCTTCTGGGTGCTCACAAAGGTGCAGGTGCTCGATTCCAAGATTGCGGAAGCGCCGAAGGCTGTTTTCTGCTGTGGATCGCGCGTCGGGCTTAGTGATGGGCGCCTCATTCCATACGAATGCTCCGTTCTCATTAACGCCGACAGTGGTTTGACTGATATAATATTTCATCATGATTGCTCTCCTGCTTCTTTCTCAGCGGCTTCTTTCTCAAGTTCGGCGAGATCGCCGGCAACATCCGCCATCGTCATTTTGCGGGTCTTGGTGCGCTTAGTCTGCGCGCGGTCAAGCTGACCCCAGCGGCGAGAGTTAGCAGGATGCTCGCTAACGTGCAGATCCGTGATACCCAGCGCCTTCATGCGGCGGAACATCTCGCGCGTAGGCTTGACATCATCAGGCTTGGTCAAGACGGTTTCGTAACCGTCGATCTTGCCTGAGTCATTGATAAAAACGTGAGTGCGAGAAACGTAAAACTTCATTGATATATCTCCTTACTTGATATGCTACCATTATACCAGAAAAACCGGTGGTTGTCAACAACTATGTTGTCAAGTGAATGTCAAGCGTCGATGGCGATTACTCGCTCATTAGTTTGAAAGTACGGACGATCAGCATTTGCTTTAGTGGTCATCCACATGCGCTGGCACTTGCTGGAGATAGGTTTCGGGGCGCACAAGTCCGTCAAGACTATGTGTCCGTCAAACTTGTGTTTATTAACATACTTGGTTGGAGCATTAAAACACGTACCGCCTTGAAGTACACGCTCGGTCTTTTTACTTTGACCCTTTTTCCAAGTATATACCTTATCTTCTGCTACTTTTGTGTCAAACGGAATCACAGTGAACTCCGCAATCTCGGCCAACTTGTTAAGCTCGGAGAAGAACGAGGCTAACATCTGATCATCGACCGATCCAGATTGATCAATGCTGATCGCGATCTTGGCTTGGCGACGGACACGCTTGCCCGGATGGATGCGCGGGTAACGTTTGTTGAGTCTGCGCGGGGTACTGCGCTTGTCAGCACGTTGTGAGGTTTTGACGAAGTATCGAAGGACTTTTTTCCAGTCAACTTTGGTTTGAATGCGCTCAAGAATATCTCCGCGCATGCGTTGAGAGACAGATCCCCAGTTGCGGGATTTCTCAGCTTCCTCGGCAGCTTGCTTTATGGCTTCTTTCAATCGCTCCTTAGCGATCTCCTGAGTAGTGCTATCACCTTCTCCGAACTCATCATGTGAATCGAAGCTATCGGCATTCCCGAATGGATCACCACCTTGACCCTGACCGTCGCCCGGTGTACCTTCAGCACCGGGTTCACCTTCGCCGTCATCTTCTCGATCTTGCTGATCTTGCATATCATTGAGTGCGGCAAGATACCACTCGTAAGACCTGCCGGCTGGCAGATGCTTAAATGGACCTTCACCGGGGAAAACGCCACACATGCCGGTACCATCGGGCATGATAGGACCGGGATTCGCTTCACAAGGCAGCTTACCGCTCATTTCCGGTAGACCATTGATCGCGAGGTCCATCGCGATATTATCAATGCGCTTAAGCCCGTCAGCAGGTTTGCGACCGGTCACATGCTCAAAAATGATGTGATAAAACTCATGCATGAGCACACCAAGCTGATGTTCATCACTCAACTCAGCCATGAAATCAGGGTTATAAAGAAGCTCAAACTGCGCGGTGTGCGGATTAACACGGACACCGGCGGTCGGGACAGATTTACTAGAGGTCTTGTCAATACGACGCGAAAGGGCGGCAAAGAATGGTTCACGCATAAGCAGGCGCGCAGTGTGCATATTGAGGTTGAAGGGCTTGGTGATTTCATCGGACATAGTGTTCTTTCCTTTCTATATATAGATTATACCATAAGAGGGCGGGTAGATCAAGGGTTAAGTTGTCAAGTGATTGTCAAGGGTCACCGATATCATACTCAGCGGCTATCTCAAACTCTGAAAGGTTTAACTCTGTACCAGTGGCCGGATTAACAACCCGATACGAGAGCCGGGTACCCTCTAGAGCGCCGTAGCGCGGGGAGCCGGTGTCAGATACCTCCATGACCACATGAGGGGCTTCACAGCCCTCTGAGCGGTTCCTGAAGATGAGATCCCCCTTTCTAAGATCTCTCACCTTCGGAAGCATCATCTTTCTAAAGCTCACTGATTACCACCAAGGATCTCGACAAGGTGATCAGATACTCGCCGACCGTCTTTAGTCTCAGCCTTGTGAAGTGCGATTGTATTCTCGATGTTATCGGAGTCACCGATCACTGTCCACAATTTCATGGCTACCTCGCTGGGCAGGGTGATGAAATACTCTGCGACGTTGGCGATCTGCGCCTCAGTCAAGGGCTCCGCGAAGGTCTTGGAGGCTTCAAACTTCTCGATCATAGCAGCATGGTCATTGATACCCCACTTCTCAGTTTTCTCGATCTCGCCATTGTCGATCAAGTCTTCAATGGTGACCTGCCACTCGTATTTTTCAACAAAGTCGCGGAGAGCTACTGCGCCTTCAAATCCGACGAACGCAGTCGCAAGGTTGAACAGCATATCACGATCGCCGTCCTCACCGAACAGGGCGATCGGAGCAACGGTATCGTTAAACCGCTTCCAGCTACGGCGAGAAGGGTAAACTTTGTTAGGCTCATACTCACCGATATGTTCAAGGTGCGCGCGGTTATGATTAACAAAATCCCAAAGGATGCCATCAACATTGGACTGCGCCCACTTCAGCCAATCTTCAGTAGAAGGCTCAACATCAAACACGGTCCAACGGTCAAGCTCGGCAGGATCCATCTCACCAACTTGGTATTGGGCGCCATGTTCACCACCATTGACGGCAGCGATGATCAGAGTATCAGGGTGGAGATTCCAGCCGTTGATCTTGCGGCTGTCGGTAAGCTCAAACAAGCCCTGACGGACTTCCTGAGTCGCGCGGTCTACCTCATCGAGGAAAAGTACCACGGGCTGCTCGCAAGCGGTCACAAGCCAGTCTGGAGCGTTCCAAGTGGTACATTTACGACCGTTGATCTCGGTGTCCGCAGTGTCAGGCAGACCGAGCAGATCACCCTCGGTCATTTGTGAGGCTCGGCGCTCGATAACAGGAAGCTCGCGGGACTCCGCGATCTGATAGACCACTTGAGATTTACCGACGCCATGTCGCCCGCGCAATAGTACGGGCAGCTTGGCGTTAAGGATGTGAGGGACTACGGACGTGAAGGTTGCAAAATCGACGGACATGTGATTCTCCTATGAGGGTTCTTTCTCTAACTTACCTAGTAAGTATACCATAAATGGGGGTGAAGGTCAACAACAAAGTTGTCAAGTGAATGTCAGCAGATCAATAGTTGATTGGCCAAGCGTTGCCGGTCCAGCTTGAAGTGCGCGGCTGGTTGTCGTCGTTGCAGTCAGGGTGGCCCCAGTTGTTTGCTTGCCACTCGCTGATCTGTCCGTCTTGGCTCAGTCCATCAACCCAGTTATTCCAAGCCTCGCAGCGCGCAGGAATGTCAACGTGACCAAGGCGCTGCTCGCTCTCTTGGATCATCGGAAGGATCTCGGTGGTGAAGGTTTCGCATGCGTCTGCGAAAAGGATGACGGTCGGAA